TTTACGGGCCAGCGTAGACGCGATCAGGTGCAGGCGATCGTGGCCGCAGGTGAATACATCCCCCGTGTCGGCGAGGTTTCGCTCGAGGAGGCCGTAGACGCTGTTCTGAGCGCATCAATCGCTGAGGCTAAGGCACAGGGCCTCAAGCACACGGAAACGCTTTAGAGGGCCACTCATGGCCGCGAAAAAGAATCCTCGTAAAACGGCTGGGATCGGGAAAGGCACACCGGGTCCGGGGCGTCCGAAGGGGGTCCCCAACAAGGTGACGCGCGACATGCGGGAGATCGTGCGTGAGGCGTTTGAGCGGGCCGGCGGGGTGGATTACTTGGTTACTCAGGCGGATGTAAATCCAAAAGCGTTTATGGCGATCCTCGCCAAGCTGCTTCCCAACACGGTCGAGGTTGATCCTACGGATGGTGTGCGAGTCGCCGAACGGATGCGGGAGGCCCGCGAACGGATGAGGGCTGAGCGTGGCAGCGGCTAGCGTCCCCCCCGAGGTCGAAGCGGAATTGATCGAAGACCTATCCCGCTTCATCGACGACCCGCTTGGGTTTGTCGAGTACGCATTTGAGTGGGGTAAGGGTGAGCTTCAGGGGCAGGACGGCCCCGACGATTGGCAACGCGAGTTCCTCAAGGAACTTGGCCGCCAGGTGTGTGAGCGCGATTTCGACGGCCACACGGCGGTTTTGCCGATTCGTATGGCTGTGGGTTCGGGGCATGGCATCGGGAAGTCGGCGCTCGTTGCCTGGATCATCCTGTGGATCATGTCGACCCGTCCGGGGTGCCGAGGTTCAGTCACGGCTTCGACCGTCACCCAGTTGCAGACAAAGACGATCCCGGAGCTCGAGAAGTGGTGCTCTCGGGCGATTTGTTCACACTGGTTTGATGTCAACACCACGAAGATCGTCCATCTCGAGGGGGACAAGCGGTGGCGTGCTGACTTCCTGACTGCACGAAAAGAGAACTCCGAAGCGTTCGCAGGGCAGCATGAGTCGAACTCGACATCGTTTTACATCATGGACGAAAGCAGCGGCGTCCCTGATGAGATTTTCGAGGTAGCCGAGGGTGGGTTGACTGACGGTGAGCCGATGATTTTCTGCTTTGGCAACCGCACAAAGCCAACGGGTTACTTCAATTCGCTTTTCACCCGAAAGTCGCATCGCTGGTGGACAACGTGCGTCGATAGCCGTGACGCGAAGATGACCAACAAGGCCCAGATTCAAGAGTGGGCCGAAGATTGGGGCGAGGATTCAGACTTCTTCCGTGTCCGCGTCCGTGGGATGGCCCCCTCGGCCAGCGCTGAGCAACTCATTCCCGTCAGCCACATCGAGGCGGCCCGGACCAGAGTGGCGAATTGCAGCATTCGCGAGCCTCTCGTTTTGGGCGTGGACGTGGCGCGATTCGGCGACGACGCCTCGGTCATTGTGTTCCGACGGGGGAACGATGCACGGAGTATCCCGTCGATCCATATGAAGGGCTGGGATACGCAGGATGTCGCCGATCAGGTAGCTGCTTCCATCAAGGAGCTTCGCCCGGCAGCTGTCTTCGTGGACGGTGGCGGGGTCGGGGGTGGAGTGGTTGATCGGCTCGGCGTGCTGGGGTTCTCCGAAGTCGTGGAGGTAAACTTTGGGGGGCGGTCGCTCGACAAGTCGTGGTTCAACAAGCGTGCTGAAATGTGGGGCACGCTCAAGGAGGAGCTTGGCAGGAACCTCGCGATCGAGGATCACGACGACTTGCAGGATGAGCTTGCACAGCAGGAATACAGCGTAGACGAGAAGACGCGGAAGACGCGGCTCGTGGGCAAGCAGGACATGCGTCGAATTGGCCTCAAGAGCCCGGATTGGGCTGATGCGCTGGCTTTGACATACGCGCAACCTGTAGGGTGGGATGACGATGGCGAGCCGGTGCAGGAATACGCCATCATGTGAGCATGATCTTCGGGCTTCAATGCTTCCTCGCCGGCTGGATCTGTTGCATCATCGTGGCCTCCCATCGGGACCGGATGCGGTAGAAATCAGTGGACAAAAACTGAGTTCACTGCACGCTCTCCGGGGTGGGGGCACACCAGATCCATAAGCTCGAGTACGGCGAGGACGTCGCCAAGGCTGCGCAGGACGCGGAGTCATGGGGTTTCCCTCGTTCCGTTGAACCCGCGGAGCTTTCCCGCGCTGATTGGTTCCGCATCGGGTCCACGGTCGTCTTCTGGCTCGACCATCTGGATGCGATCCCGACCTACTTCGTCCACATCGCGGTGAAGCCCAGCGCGCGCCGAAGATGGAACGTGCGCGGGTGGCTGCGGTGGATCGAGCAGTACGCGGCTACCCAGGGAGCCGAAGAGCTCGGGTTCATCCGCTGCGATGGGTCTGAGCACTCGGAGGGTTATTTGCGTCGCCTTGGGTGGCGTGAGGTTCACTACGGGCTAGCGAAGGCTCTTCCCGTGTATCCGGAGGCGGCCTGATGGGTGGATTTATTGAAGCGATCGTGGCGGGCGGAAGCGCGATTGCCGCAAGCCTGTCGGGTGGAGGCGCCGCTGCTGGGGCTGGAGCTGTTGGCGCGGGTACTACTGCCTCCGGTGCAGGATCAGCGCTTACTGCGGCGGCTGCGGGCCAGACGGCTGCGGCTGGTGCTGGAGTGACTGCGGCTGGCACGGGATCGGCTGCTGCATCCAGCGCAGGCTCAGCCCTCACGGCAGCGGCTGCGGGTCAGACCACAGCGGCGGGTGCAGGTGTGACTGCGGCAGGCGCCGGTACGGCTGCGGCTGCGGCTGCCCCCTCGCTTGGCTCTCAACTCCTCGCAGGCGCTCTCATCGCAGGCGGCACGACTGGCCTGCAAGCAGGGCTCACGCCCACCCCTGATGCCCCCGAGCTGCCGAAGCAAGCGAACACACGTCCCAACATGCGCCGCCGCCCCCGAGGTATCGCATCAAACATATTGGCCGGGGGTAATCCTGCGGCTGCGCGCTCGACCAACACCGGAAAGCGCACACTCGGAGGGGCCACCTGATGTCGCAAATGGCAGAGGAGGCGCTCGATCGTCTCGATCGTCTGAAGTCGGGGCGCTCCAACTTCGAGTCGCTGTGGCAGGATGTCCACGACGTGATGAACCCTCACGGGGGAGACTTCAACGTCAAGCGGAGTCCGGGCGAGAAGCGCACCGAGTACCTGTTCGAACAGACGGCGGCGAATGCGCTCGAGAAGTTCACGGCTGCGATGGAGGCGTTTATGACGCCCCGAACGCAGAAGTGGCACCGACTGCGGGCGACCAACGAAGAGCTGAACGACGTTCCCGCCATTCGCGACTTTTTCGAGGCCGCAGAGCGCACGCTCTTTCAGCTCCGTAACTCCCCCAGGGCTCGCTTCTACGGGCAGATCTACGAGTACAACAAGTCGCTGGGGGGGACGGGGAACGGCTGCCTGTTCGTCGATGAGATCCCCTCTGGCGGGGTGCGGTATCGCTACAACCACATCGGGCAGACCTACATCGAGACGAACTACGAGGGCGTCGTCGATTCGGTGTACTACGAGTACGAGCTCTCGGCTCGAGCCGCTGCCCAGAAGTGGGGCGATCAGATGCCCTCTTGCGCGAAGGCGGTCATCACGACCGAACCGCAGGAGACGCACAAGTATCTGCACGTCGTCCGCCCTCGTAGCGATCGGGACATGGACGATCCTGGGCCGAACGGGAAGCCCTTCGAGTCGCTCGACATCTGCTGCGATGATCGGGCCATGGTCGGGAGCCCCGGTGGCTACGAGGAGATGCCGTACATCTGGGGCCGTTACACGGTGAACCCCGGAGAGATGTACGGTCGTGGGCCTGGGATGCTCGTGCTTCCCGACGTCCACACGTTGCAGGAGATGCAGAAGACATTCCTGCGCTCGGGCCGAAAGGTCGCCGATCCCCCGCTTCTGGTGCATGACGACCGCCGGCTGGGTCGTGGGTCGAAGAAGATCCGCCTCGAACCCGGTGGTGTGAACGTGGGCGGTATCGACGCCGACGGCCGGCAGATGATTCAGCCGCTCATTACGGGAGCGCGCCTCGACATCACCGAAGGGATGATGGACAAGCTACGAGAGAACATCGAGGAAGCGTTTCTCGTGCCGCTCGTCGACTCGTTCCTGTCGGCAGAGCGCCAGATGACGGCGACTGAGGTGCTGGAGCGGGCGAAGGAGAAGGGGCAGATCCTGACCCCCGTGATTGGCCGGCAGCAGTCGGAATTTCTGGGGCCGCTGATCCAACGAGAGCTCGGGATCGCCATGCGTCAGGGCCTTCTGCCGCCCCTCCCTGATGAGTTGATCGAAGCCGAGGGTGAGTACGAGATCGAGTACGAGAGCGACGCGACCCGGATGCAGCGTGCCGATGAGGTGGCTGCGTTCTTCCGGCTGCAAGAGGTGATCGCGATGGGGGCGGAGGCGAACCCCGGCATCCTCGAGAAGATCGACTGGGAAGAGGCGATGGAGCACTACGCCCACGATCTCGGCGTCCCGGCCAAGCTGATCCGCTCGGAAGAGGACATGGAAGAGATCCACGCACGACAGCAGCAGGAGGCTCAGGCGGCTCAAATGGCTGAGCAGGCCCCGCCGATGGCGAAGGCGATCCGTGACGTGTCCGAGGTGGC